CAGGAGCAATAGCACTTGTAGCAGCCACATCACCCTTAATTCTTAATATAATTAAACCACTAATTAAAAATTTAATAAAGAAAGTAACAACTAGAAAAAAAAGCTAGTATTAATATATAGCTTGCATAATGAAGGGGTATACCCCATACTTAGAAAAGCTGTTATTGTTTACTATCTAAGGCTATGAGTTTTGAAGAAGAACTAGAAGCAATAGAAAGGGAAGAATGGCTGTCTAAATTTGATGATCAACATGTTATGAACGCTGCAAGAATGTTTCTTGAATGGCTTTATCATTTACCTGATGATTACAAACCAACTACTTATTCTGAATTTAGTTTTTAACCTATGAAGCCACAACCAGAACAACTACTTAAGCAGTTAAAAGATTGGCAAAATAAAAAGAAAGTATGTCAGGAGCAAATAGATGCTAGAAAAACTATATTAGAAGGTTATTTTAAAGAAGGTCTTATTATGTCTACATTTTCTATTGAAGGTGTTAAGGCAGAAAGAAGGCGTAAACCTGAGAAATGGTCTTATAGTGATGAATTAGAACAGTACAAACAAGAAATGACAGATGCTATAGAATCTAAGGAACAATATGAAAGAGAAGAAGGCATTGCAAAGAAGAAAGAAACACAATATACATGGGCTATAAGATGAAAACCACAGAACGTGTAGAACAGGCGTTTAAACGCATAAAAGAGTTACTAACCTTAGTAGCTGATTGGACTAAGCAGTCAAAAGAAGAAGATGCACTAACCAAGGAATTTAGAGAAAAGAAATTACAGATAATAGAGGATCTATATAAGCAGTTAGGTGAGTTAAATGATCGTTTTATGTTTACCCATGAATCAGAATTCAAAACAAAAGAATATGTAGTGCAATATGATGCATTAAAGAAAAAAATACATGATTTAGAAAAATGAACGCACAGAAAAATAAAGGAGATAGGGCAGAAAGAGAAGCCTGTATTTATTTAACAGCAGCTACAGGGCATATTGTAGAAAGACGTTTTGGTGCAGGTCAGGATAAAGATAAAGGTGATCTTGTTGGTATTCCTAATACTGTTGTACAGGTAACGGATATGAAAGATAAATCAGAAGCGGTATTAAGAAAGCCTAGAGAAGCAGAACAGCAAAGACTAAATGCAAAAGTAGACCATGCTATTACTATGGTCAGGTTTAACAAAAGACCAGGATGTAAAGAAGGTGATAATTGGCGGGTTGTAATGACTATCGAACAGTATGCAAGATTAATTAAATGAGAGTATTGGTTGCCTGTGAATATAGCGGCAAAACTAGAGATAGTTTTATTAGAAATGGACATGATGCCATAAGTTGTGATTTCTTACCTACAGAAAGACCAGGCAAACATTATCAGGGTGATGTAAGAGATATTATTAATGATGGTTTTGATCTAATGGTGGCTCATCCTAGTTGTCAACATTTGGCTTGCAGTGGTGCTAAACACTTTTATAGAAAAAAAAAAGAACAGAAAGAAGCATTAGATTTTGTACGTTTACTTATGAATTGCAATATACCTAGATGGTGTATCGAAAATCCTATATCTGTTATCAGTAGTGCGATAAGGCCACCAGATCAAATAATACAACCTTATGAATATGGAGATCCATACCAGAAATCTACTTGTTTATGGTTAAAAAATTTACCATTACTTAGACCTTCAAAAATAGTAGATAAGGGTGAGTTTTATATATCTCCTAGTGGTAAAAAGTTACCTGCCTGGTATAGCAACAGTAAAAATTGGAAAGATAGAAGCCGTACATTTAATGGAATATCTAATGCTTTTGGGGATCAATGGGGTGATGAAAACAGACTACCTATACCAGTAGAACAACTAAGTTTATTTTAATTACTTGACAGGGGTATACCCATGCTGTACATTTAATATTGTAAACACAACCGAGAGGTTTTCCAAATGACTAGAAACTTTTACAAAACTGCTGATAGTGACTTAGGCATTATCTATTCAAATGCAGAAAATTTTAGAATGAGTCCTTTAGGCATAATAGCTGACTACACTATTGTAGATGCACCAAAAGAACTTAAAAGTGAAATAGGTAAATATAATACGTTTCCTAAAAAACACATGGTAAGAATTACAAACTACAAGGGTAACTAATTATGCAAAACTTTTTAATGATGCTTTCAGCTACAGGGTTGTTTTATACAGCCCTCTCATCAACTCTATATGACATGACAGTCACAGATTGTAGTGCAGGTATAGAACTAGCCTGTAAGGAGGTAAACAAGTAATGACTACATTTGTACCTATTACACGTTATTCCAGATGTAAACGCTATGCAGGGGCATTAATAGCTTGCCCTAACTGCAATACAATTACAAGAACAGGACATTTATCATGGACTACAAAAAGATGCCAAAACTGTAAATCAGATATAAATAAATTTGATTGGCTAATAGAAAAAGGTCAATATTCTAAGGATGTATAACAATATAGTCGGGAAGCCTGATAGTTAGGTTTGTGAGATACCCTAACTTGAAAGTTATAGAATACCTACCATAGGAAAGACAGGGCAGAGTACAAATTGGATCTGATCGATCTCCTGACTAATTATTACAAGTTTGTAACATAACCTTTATAGGGGTATACCCTAGTTATATACTATATATATACACAACCGAGAGGCTTTCCAAATGACATTCCAACAATTCACACAAACAACAGAAGGACAAAAAGCAGCTAAGTCATGGGCTAAGTTAGCAATTAAAATGAACTGGTCAAATGAAGAGCTAGAGCAAAGAATGAGAGTTACATATAAAAATTTAGCTAAAGCAGGTCTAATGTAAGATCTGCAAACAATCTAAGCTACAACCCCATAAGGGGTTTTTTATTGTCTAATTTAATTTAGGGAATAACTGCTGTTCCAACATATCAACAGCTTTATTATCCAATGTATTTGTAGTCTGCTTACAAACTACACGTAATAAATCAATAATTAACCTTTTGCATCCTGTCGTAGAAAGAAAGCGTAGCAGTATAGGCTTTAAAATTTTGTACATAGTTTGTTTTGCTTTACAAACATATTGTAGACGTTAAATTTAATATGGTCATCTAACAGGCTGCCTAATCCCCATTGCTAAGCTAGGTGGCCTTTTACTACCTTCTAGGCTTTATTTCTGCTACAGCTAGTTCTACTTCTTTTAGTCTGTGAAATACCTCTTTCATATCGTCATGCATATCATCTATTTTTGTTGTTAACAATTCTATTGCTGTTGTATTTCTTACTAAGTCATCCCTTGATTGCCTACCTCTATAAGATACAGAACCTACAGATACAAAACAGGCTGTTAACATTGCCCCACCTACTGCTGCTACTACTTCTATCACTTTTCTTAACCTTGATTTACAGCTATTATAGATTAAAAACACATGTCAGAGCAAAAATCTAAAAATCCTCTACAAAAAATAAAAGAAAAATTTGAAGATAAAGAAGAACAACTAGAGATATTAGGCACGTTTATAAGATTAGGTGTTATGGTCTGGGCAGGATTTATCATCAGCCTTAATTACATAACCATACCTGGTCTAACAGAAGATAGAGAAGTTAAAGATATAACATTTATAGCTTCAGTATTTACAGGGTGTTTAGCAACTTTTAATATCACACCAGGCGGTAAAAAAAAGAAAGATGAAAAGATAGAAGAGGGTAAAGCTGTTGCAAACTCTAATGAAAACGTGCAAACTATAAGAATAATACAAGAACCAATAAAAATTATTGGTGTAAAAGAAGTAGACCCTAAATCAAAAGCATGAAAAAACTACTACCTTTTATTTTTTTATTTTCAACACCTGTTTATTGTGACGTAACTAGCAAGCTACAAACTTCTGTATCAATACAGGTAAATGCAGCAGGTACGCAGGTAGAAAGATTAGGAGGTTCTTATAGTGCATCTGGTACTAATGTTGGTACATCTAACTCAGGAGATCAGGTAGGCGGTTTTAGCGTTAACTCAACTACTAATGCAGTTACTTTTGATGCAGGGCAATATTCTATTAATTCAAATGCTACAAACTGGTCTTTAACAGAATCATTAATATTACCTGATACATTGCAATCTGGTGATTTAGAAGTTGGTGAAGTAAATAATTTCGGTAGTGTTACATCTACTGCTGCTGGTGTAGGAACAGGGTTTGATGTAACTATGAAAGCAGATCATACAATTACAGATTTAGATCCAGGTGGGGCAGGTTCTATAACAACAGGACAATTTGTAACTGAGGTAACAACTAAATAATGAATGAAAAAATTTATACTGCTACTTTTTTTATATGCTATACCAGTTAAATCACAGCCAATTACGCCCGCCTTCACTACAGGTACGACATCAAGCACTACAAATAGTACAACATCTATTACAGAAACAATTACATCAACAGATTTTTCTACAGGATATGAATACACAGTTACAGGTGTTGGCGTATCTATGGGTGATTCTGCAAGCATTACACCTGATGCAACATCTATTAATGAAACTGTAAATGGACAGGTATATACATGGACAGGCTTAAATTTAAACAACAAACCAAACTGGACAGTATCAGAAGGGAATGCGTTTCAATTTACAGAAACATACAAAGCACCTGGCCTTCAAAATGTAACGATAATCAACAGGTCAATAGAGTCAGAAAGCGTTGTTACTACTACTTCTGTATTCTCACAATAGGAATAATACCTGTAGAAGCATTTGCTAATGCTGTTTCACAATCAAATAATGGAAGCGTCACCAATATGGCCATACAATCCATAAATGGCAATATGACTACTCAGCAGTTTGGAAATAATATTGTATGTCAGGGTGCTACCTTATCATTCAGCCCATTTGTAACCTTTGGTGCTAACTATAGAAAACCATATAGAGACTACTATGAAACGCCATTTTATGATCCTACAGATGCAAATGATGATGGTGTACCTGATAATCCTGGTGATATTCTTTTTTATCAACAGAACTATAGCGGTACAAACAAAGACAGTTTTGCATTAAATAGTGGTTTTAGTCTTAATTTTACTATTCCTTTAGATCGCACATTACAATCAACCTGTGAAAAGGCTGCTACAACACAGGTAAAATTACAACAGCAGATATTAGAAAATAAGCGTTTAGATTGGCAGATAGCAAGAATACGTGAATGTGGATCTTTACTTGCTAATGGTATACGTGTAACAGAAAATAGCCCCTTTTATAATGTCTGTGCAGATGTTTATTTAGAACCAAAACCAAACCAAGTTATTCCGCATACACATAAAATTAAGTAGCTTTTTTAAAATATAAACTTCTTGCCTGTTCATAATCAAACATACATTCAGCAGGGTTATATTCCTGTGTTTTTATTCCATCTGGTGTTATATAAATAACTCTACAGGTAAACAAAGTAATAGATGGATAGTTTTGATTTAACAGTGATACATAACCACCTATCTGTAACCTATGGTTTTTCTTTCTGTATTTCACCTGTGTCTTAAAATCAGCTAAACATAAAACACCTGTTTCTTTATGTTGTAAAACTGCATCTAAACTACCTGCAATATCTCTTTTTCTATCTACCATACGTAATTCATTTGCAACACACTCCCATGTATCCCACATACGGTAATTAATTAAATTTTCTACCCATTGTCTATATTCTTTTGCATAAGCTAATGCCATATTTTTATCTTTTGTTTCACACCATATCTGTGCAGCTTCATGTATTGCAGTACCACGAATTGCAGCCTGTTCCATATTTTTACTAATAAAATCACTTGTTTTTACTACATCACTAACAGACCTTGCTACATAGCATTTACGTTTTAGATCATAATACTTATGTGGTTCTGGATAAAACTCTACAAACGGATCTTGTACAAGAATATCTTTAATTTTGCTTTTCATATTCCACAGGATCAAAAGTTATTTTACCTGTAAGACTATTTTTATATTTTGGCAATTTATGTAAAGGGAGTGACGGCCTAGAACCACAATCTGTACGCAAAATACGTTTCCACTTGCCTGTTTTATTTTCCCTGTCGTATCCCATAGATTTAAACCAACCATCTGGCGGTGTATCTAGATCTTCTACCTTTATAAGACCTTTTTTCACCATCATGCGTAGTGTTTTTTTTGCACCACCACCAAATAAATTATCCATTAGATTAAATTCCCCATTTCATCAAACTGTACAACCCTTTGAGCAGGGTGTATAACTTCTTTTTCTGGTTCTTTATCAAACCTTTTCACACGTTTCATCTGTTCTTCATAATGACTCATTTTTAAACCCTTCCATGTACCTGCAAGTATCCCTGCTTCTAACTGATCTCTTAATACCTGTTCACCATACTTTTCTATAAACTTTTTATATTCTGTTATCTGTAGTTTCCATGCCTGTATTGACTTACTACCTTTCTTTACCTTCCAAAAGTCATCTATAAGAGTTTGAAAGTGTTTTAAATTATCTGGTATATTCTTTTCTTGTTTTTCTTTTTTATTAATTTTTTCTTTTTCTTCTTTTCTTTCTAAGTCTTTATCTATGCTCTTATTGTCTAATTTCTTACTTTCAAACTTATTATCTTTATGTATATATAGTGCCATATTTTTTTGATTTTTGCATCTTGCATTGTACGCATCTTCCAGAAGTAAATTTAAAAACGCAGTTGTTGTAATGTATTTTGGCTTTATTTCTAGGATCTTGGTAATTAGATCCATGTCCAAAGCTGGCCTTAAAGTGTTCATAAATTGGTAAATAATTAGACAATATTTGTACATTAATAGACCATCTAAAAACC